GCGCGCCTTGCTACGCTCCCCAACGTTGCCGTCCGGCGATCCGCGCTCAAGGTCGACGAGAATCCGCCGATTGATTCGGCACTGCCCCTAACATCGGGCGTCACGTCAACCGGCCCGGGGTGCCCAAAGCAATCCGCCGGATCCTGCGAGGCTGCCGGCTGCCGGGCGTGCTGGAGCCGCTCCCACGTCCACGTTGATTACCACGTCCACGGCCAGAAAGCCCCGATCCAGTGGCAGGCTGTACTTGCCCGGAGGACACCATGAGCTTCACCCAACGCGTAACAGCCAGCATGCTCCGCGAGCACAATGCCGCCCGCGGATGGATAGCCGACCGCTCCGCCTGGTCGATCGCCGGCCAGGAAGCCCGCGATCGCGCCTACTTGGCCCGCGTCGCACGCGCCTTGCGCTATCTCGCCAAGCGCGGCGGGCGGGTGCCGTCCGATTGCTCAATCTGCCGCCGCCGCCATGGGTCCGAAATAACCCACGCCTGCGAGTAAGGGGGAACCAACAATGAACCCGCCATACGCCCTAGACGCCATCCGCGCCACCATCGCCGACGCGCTCGCCAAGGCCTGCCCCGAGGGAGCCCCCCCGGAGCCCGCCATCCGCTGGAGTCGAGCCTACAGCTACTGCGGTCGCGCGCTGATCGTCGACCGCCGCGCTATCGATGGGGCATTTGCCTCAATCGTTGTCCTGTCCTCGTCCTGGCGAGCCGCAACGCCCGAAGGCCAGCGTCAAACCCTTGTGCATGAGGCCATGCACATCGCCGATGCTTGGCTGCACCCCGGCCAGCCCCTTGGCCACGGCTGGCCCTGGCGCGTGCTCATGCTCAAGGTCGGCGTGCCGGCCGAGGCGGCATCCAAGGACCCTGGGGCAAATGCCGCAAATGCCTTGGCCAGGTGGCGCAGAGACCGCTGGGTCTTTTGCCCCTGCAGCGCCCATCGCGTCTCGGCACGCGCCCACAACGGATACGCAACCGGCACGCGCCCCGGCACTTGCCGCCGCTGCCGCTGTCCCATCTCGCCGCGCCCCTACGACCTCGAAACCTCGGCACGACTTGTGCAAGGAGTTGCTGCATGAAAACAATGATCGTCGCCCTACTCGTCCTGCTGCTCGCAACGCTAGCGGCCGCCTGGGCCACGCGCCCCCTGCCCATCGGCGATGGCATCGCCGTAACCGACACCGTTTATGTCACACGTTGACATTCTCGGGTGGGCGTGGAACGCTGTCACGCAAACCGACTGGCGCCCCTGGGTGCTTAACACCACCACCTTGCCGCCCCTTAGCATAACCCAGCCGCTTGACATCGGTATTGCTTGGAGAGGAGTTGAACCATCATGACCCGCGATGCTCTCGAGGAATCCCTTGCCCGCGTCAACGCAACGCGCGGGTACAGCAACCGGTACCGCCTGGTCCAGCGCTTCGATCGCGCCCCGGGTAAGCCCCGCGCGTTGGCGCTCGTCAAGGCCATCGGCCGCGCCGACAGCAACATCACCGGGTGGAAAACCCCGGCTGAGATGGCCGCGTTTCTCGCCGGCTTCATCGAGGGCTTCGAGACCTGCGAGAGGCACGTCCGCCGAACGATGGGAGGCCTACGATGTTCATAGACTACCTCTGCGCCGCCGCTTGGGCCTTTGCTGGCGTCGTCTACATGTTCCAGGACAAGCTTGACCTCATGCTGGGCGCGTTCGCCCTGTCCACATTCTGGACCTACCTCGGGAGGCTAGCGGAATGACGGCCATGCACGTCCCGCGCATCCCGCGCGCTGAGCAAGAGACCGTGATCCAAGCTGACTCCGGGGGGGTTATCGCCTACACCACCGACCCTGCCGTGTGGCGCGCCCTCAAGCGCCGCGCGAAGGCCCTGGGTGGCTCCATCGAGACCACCCATCTCGAGGAGGGGAATCCCCACAACCGCGAAGTCGGGGGGCAAGTCCGCCTCCCCGCGTTCGCCTGGAGCACCGCGCGCTTTGGCCTGCGCTCCCGCCCGCCGAAGGTGGCGGCCTGATGCCGCCCGAGTCCGGCTACCACTTCCCCGGGAACGCCTCCGGCGCCGTCCACGGCGGCCCGCGGAGCACCTGCTCAGTTTGCCCACCCACTGCAAGAAAGGACCCAGCCATGCCGTCCATCCGCCCCTTCGAGGACCGTCCCGTCCTTGGCTCTGACACCGCCGCCCTGCGGGCAGCCCTTGTGCAGGCGACGCTGGCCCAAGCCGACGCCAAGGCCCTCGAGCTACGCACCGGCGCCGCCCATATAGCTGCGCAGAACGCCCTCGGCTCAGCCAACCGCCTCTACGACAAGGCCTACACCGCCCTGCTCGAGGCCATGAGCCGCTCATGATCACGGACCACGCGCACTACGCATATGGGTTGTACGACATGCTTTGGCAGCCCCACTTCCGCGAGCCGCGGCCGGCCATGGGCGTGACTCTCGGCCAACCCCTGCACTGGGAGGACCTCTACGATGTCTGATCCCCTCGAGCTCGCCATCCTCGACCTGCTCGCCGTCCTGCGGCGCCGGGCGCCCAAATGACCCGGAACCCCGCGGCACGGGCGGCTTGCCCCCAGCGCTACGAGCCGATCCCGCGGTACGGCCGCTGGTGGCTCTGCCGGCTGGTCCCCATCATACCCATAAACAAAAACGCCCCTTTGTTTTAGGGGCGGAACCGAGGGGGCGGATTGATTGTATTCAGCCACAGACTTACATCTGTTTGCCTTCCGGTGCAGGGGGCAGGTGGCTCACAGTCGGCCGTGAGCCCCCGCTTATCGGGGTACATAGATGTAACCCCGGAAACTGAGAAAAGTTCCCAGGAACCATTCACCCGGCGCCGGGTTGGAGAGATGCCATGGACATAGCCTTGCTGAGAGACCTGGAGCGCATCGTCCGAATGCCGTACGTGAGAGACCGCCAGGCGGCGCTCCGTGCCTTGGCCCACCCGGACATCGTCTTGGCGTGCCTCGAGGAGCAGCAAACGGAGGCGGTGGCGGCGCGCGTCGACCTCTCCGGCGTCACCATGGCGTCGGTCAGCGCTGCCCTGCGGGAACTCGGCCCCGGCCTACACCGGGTCTGGCACATCCAGGAAAAGCTGGGCCTGCCGGTTGGCAAGGGCCACGGCTCCAACGCCTGGTCCTCGAAGAACGCCGTGATCCGCACTCTCCTGCGCCTCCGCAAGCTCGGCCTCGTGAAGCGCGATCCTGAGGGCGGCGGATGGAGCGTCGTTTGATGCGTTTCCGCACCAGGGAGCACGCGCGCCGGGCCTGCGGTGGCGCCGTGCCGCGCTTTCCCTGCCCTCGGCACGGCAGGGATTGGCAGGTGGCCCTCGGCCGCGCCCCCATATGGCACTTCACCCTCGGCCTGGAGGATGTCCCTTGAAGAAGCTCCTACACGTTTCCGCGCTCAGAGCCACCGACACCAACAGGTGGCCCGACTACAACGCACGCTGGGACTTCAATCCGCGCGGTGCTGATTGGCGGGTCCTCGGCCTTTGCCTCGCCCTCGCCCTGTGCATACCCCCCGGAGCCATGGCAGCCCCGTCAGTTGCCCTCACCGAAACGTCCTTGACGATCGTCGCCGAGGGCCCCTTCGTCCTCTGGTCCGTCGAGAAGGATATGCCCGTCGTGGCGTCAGCGCTGTGGGCGCGGGAGTTGCCCCGCCCGCCCGACGGCATCTACCTGGTCCTGACCTTCGACACCGAGCGCAAGATCCACGTGACACCGTTTGTGGTCGGCATGCCGCCGGCCTGGAGGCAATGGACGCATGTATAGGCCTTGCTATGCCCAAGCGGCCCGCGGAGCCGGGAACTTTGCCAATTACTGGCCCCCGGTGGGGTGCTTTTTATTGCTGGACTGCGATTGGGGCATTGCGCTCGCATGGCCCGCTTCGTAGCTGCCTGCGCCGTCCTCGGCGCCATCATCTACGCCCTTTGGTGGACCCTTGAGTGGAGGTATTGGCACCCATGATGATGATCCACTGGAAACACGTGCAGCTTGCCGCAGAGACGGATATGTACGACTACAGGCCCGCAGCGATCGAGCGCCGGGCCGCTTGGCTGCCAATCGGCGAGTGCGCCCCGGACTGCGTTTCCCTCACAACAATCCCCGTGGAGCTCCGCTGATGTACCTCTTGGCCCATTGGGAAAAGCCCTCGGTCTTTACCCTCAGCGACTGCGACGGCGCCGTCATCGGCCACCACGGCTGGCGCGACGCGGACATTCGCCGGTACGTGCTCTCGCGCCCCGACTGGCTGCTCTTCGACTACTTCAACGTGTGGCAAATGCCCCTCTTGAAGTGGCTCGACGGCACGAACCCCTGGTTCGAGTTCCTCGGCAACGGCGAAGGCAGGCACCCGTACTACATGACGCCCGACGGGCGCCCGGTGTGCGAGCGTTGGAAGGGCCGGCCCCTGGTGCCGTGGGCAAACATCGACCCGCAGAAAGCTGCGGATTGTGTCATCGATGCGAAGGAGCGGCGGAACCCGAGGGGCCATGGCGGCATCTTGCTGGACTGCTGGTTCCCCCGCCTCGAGGCGTGGATGTCGCCAGACATCCTGACCATCCCACCCGACGTCGAGGCGCAGCATGCTGCGAACGCCTTTGCCTTCCTGCGCCTGCTCGAGGCCGCGGCTGTCCCTGTCCTCACGAACGGCGACCGGAACTCTGGCCGGCAGCCGGTGTACCTAGAGGACACCGGGCAGCGGATCCCGTGGGACGAGGCCCTGGCGGTGTGGCGCGGGTTGTCAACACTCTCGGTCAACGCCGACGTTCCATACAACGTGGCACTGGCCCTGCAGGCCTGGGGCACGGGTAAGTGGCTTGCCTTTACTGACGGCGATGGCACCGCCGCGCCAGGCGCCTACGCCCAGGCCTTGGCGTACCGGAGGGCGTATGGTGTCTGAGATCAAGCCCCACGCGCGTGCCGCCCACCGCGGGGCCGGGTTCTGGCGGCGCGATCTACGTCCGACGCACGAGGGCAAGAAGGACGGCGGGCAGTTTTATTTCGACTCGATTGACATGTGGTCTTGGCATTGGACCGCTGAGGTGTTTGATGGTACTTAGGCTCGACGCGCAAATCCTCTCTACTGCCCGAGAAGCGCTCTACGGCTACACTTCTTGGTGGCGCTTAGACGTTAGGCCCAGGCACCGCGGTAGGCTTGAGGCCGACGATTATTCCTTTGACCCAATCAGTATGGGCTCCATGCACTGGCACGCTGAGACGTTCGGTTCCCAGCCCTAGAGGAGACCTCATGGCAACTACGACCCCAACCCCAGAGCAGCGCGCCCAATTCCCCGCGTGGGAAGCCAAGTGGCGCGCGAACGGCCTCAACACCAAGCCCATGGACGACGCCGACAAGGCGGCCATGCGCTCGGCGCTTGCTGGCATCTACGCCCACATCGCCAAGCAGCCGCCCCCGCCTGAGGTGATCTTCGTCGCCTCGATGCGGGAGTTGCTGATCGAGGCGCCGGTGCTCCTCGGCCTCAACTACCTCAAGAAAACCCCAGACGCCGTCAAGGAGATCTGCCCCGGCGTGGACCTCGCGGCCGGCGCGGCTCTGGCACGCAAGGCCCTGTGGGCGAAGGCCCTCGGGGAGCCGGCTCCGCGGACCCCGAAGGCCATGACTAACATGATGGCCCTCTACCAGGAGATTCACCGCCTGTCGCGAAACCTGTGGGACGGCGGGAACCTGTGGAGCGGCTGGCCCTGCCACCTCTCCTTCTACCGGGGCGTCGTCGGCGTGAACGACGAGGACACGACGGGCTGGCCCTTCTACGAGGAAGCCGCGGTTCACGGCGGCCCCCGCATCATGGCCCCCGAGTTCGCCATGGTCTGCGACCGGCCCCAGCACATCCACGTCGATAGCGGCGACCGGCTGCACTTCGTCGGCGGGTCCGCCATCCGGTGGCGCGATGGGTTCGAGTTGTTCCGGTGGCACGGCATTCCTGTCCCCGCCCGGTTGGTCTGCCAGCCCGAGACCATCACCCTGCAGGAGATCAACGACGAGAGGAACGCAGAGATCCGCCGCGCGATGCTCTCGCTCTACGGCATGGACCGGTACCTGCACGACACCGGGGCGGTGCCGCTGACGGGGGGAACCGATGATTGGGGTGCGCTGTACGAGATCAAGCACCCGAACGGCCGCCGGTCGCTGCTCGTCAAGGTCGTGAATAGCTCCCCGGAGCCGGACGGGACCTTCAAGGACTACTACCTGCGCGTCCACCCCGAGTTGCGCCCCCTCCAGCGCCGCGGGAACCGCGTGACGGTAACCGGCGAGCCGCAGGCCCTGACCGCCCGGAACGCCGTGGCGTCCACGTTCGGCAAGCGGGGTGAGCATTACGCCCCGGAATTGGAGTCGTAGATGTTCGAAGCTGTCGCCCAGCGAAACTCGCTGAGCGGACCCCCCCACAAGGAGAATCACATGGACAAGATCAAGGGCCAGGTCCGCCAGGGCGACGTCCTGCTGGACCCCACCTCCACCCCCCTCGCGAACGCCGTCGAGGTCCCGCGGGATAACGGCCGCGTCGTGCTCGCCTACGGCGAGGTCACGGGCCACGCGCACGCCATCGCTGACGAAGGCGTCGCGCTGCTCGAGGACCCGTCGACCGGCGAGCGCCAGCTGGTTGCCTTCAGCGACACCAAGGTCCGGCACGAGGAGCACTCGGCTCTCCCGGTCCTCGGAAGCCTGGCGACCGAGGCGCGGCGGAACGTCATCCTCCAGTCCGAGTGGTCGGACGAGGAAGAGGCGGGCTTCGGCGTCGCCGACTGACGATGTTCTACCGATCCGGCGGCTGGTACTACTGTGAGGCGTGCAAGCCGCCGGATCCTCTAGCCGTTCGCCTCACCGATCTGGGGGTGCAGCAAGCGCCGGTCTTCTGCGCGGGCTGCACCTCCCTTCTACCTGCCCGCCTCCACCGGCTCGCGGACCTGCGCGCCGCGGTGTTCGCGCCGGCCGCATGGGCCCAGGTCGTCCGCATGTACGGCCTCGAGCGAGACCCCCCGGAGCAGGTGTCGCCCCCAACCTTGGCGTGGGACGATGAATAGCCCGGCCTACTGGAGCATCGACGCGCTGCGCGGCACTGGCCCGCTCCGGCTTAGTCCCACAGGTGCCGACTGCCAAACCCTCCCGGGGTTCTGGCTCCAAACCTCTAGGGGGAACTATCTTGTCGCCATCTCCTCGGACCTGTGAGTGCGGGCGCTTCGTGCCCCCGCCCGTCGGTAACGTCGTCGCCATGCGGTGCCCGCACTGCACCCACGCTGTGTGGCTGATCCACGTGCTGGCGGTGGTGCAGGGATGAGCGTCGTTCCCCTCTATGCCTCCCTCCGCACGAAGCCGCCCGCGTGGACCATCTTCCCGCTGGCGCGCGAGAGGACCATCACGATCCTGGCCGCGGAGCCGGGAGCAGGAAAGACAACGTTGCTACTATGGGCTACAGTCGCGGCTGCTCAGGGGAAGGCCATGCTCGCTTCTGCCCAGACCCATACCCCTGCGCGCCCGTTGCGCACGCTCTACTTTGCTTTGGATGGGCCAGCATACGACTACCAATATCTCGTCAACCGCGTCTGCGCGGGGCAGGCGCTCGTGCCATCTCGTGGGACGCCTTTCCTCTTCTGCCACAAGCGGGTGGACGTACTCGTCCCCGGTGAGCTAGAAAAAGTCCTCGAGGCCGCGGAGAAAACAGAGCATGACCACGAGCCGGTCGACGTTGTGGTCTTCGATGCCATCCGCGCCATCCACACGGGGGACGAGAATGATAGCAGCCACATGTCCAAGGTGACGAAGCGGCTGCGGGACCTCGCCGAGAGCGGCCCGGCCATCATTCTCACGCACCACTTCGCCAAGCCCTCGAAGGACCCGAAGGCCCAGGTCCGGGGGCTGGGCGCCATGCGCGGATCGACCATCCTCGACACCGACCTCGACATGCAGATTCATCTATCGCGCATCGATGACGCGCCCGAGACGTTCCGCCGGCTGGAGTGGGCGAAGGGCAGAGGCGCGGACGTGCCGCGCGTGATGGCCTTCACCATCCGCACCGACGCAGATGTTATCACGGTGACGCAATGATAATGTTTCTCCGTGTCGATGGGGCTAGCTACGTTCCTAAGTGCTGGTACTACATGTATTACCGCGGGGGCTCGTTCAGCATACGCCGCCGGTGGCTCGGCGTTGGCTTTACCATCCAAGGGCTGAGGACATGAAGCGCATCCGCCGTTGCCACCATTGGTGCGCTGCTACGGACGTCGCGGTCTTCGATGCCCCAAGTAGCGCCACGCCCTACTACATGATCGGCTTCAACCTCGGGTTTGATGCTCTTGTGGAACTCTACAGATGACACTGTCACGCGTGCCATACAGGGCCTGGGACCGTTGGGCCTACCAGCCGAAGATATCTGCGCTCTTATCTGTGCGCTTGACTATCCCGCCGCTTGGCGCTACTCTTTGGAACATCGGCGGCAACGACTTTGATAATTAACATCTCGTCCGTCAACCTCTACACCAAGTGCCCGCGTAAGTGGGGGTACTCGGTCCTCGGTTACAATGAGCCGGAAACCGCGGCGATGCGAGAGGGCACGGCATTCCACGAGGCTTGCGCCCTCAGCCAGGCCCCCCCGGAGCATGCGCCTGGCTGGATGCTGGCTGCGTGGGAGGCTGCCCAGGCCTGGCAGGCCGCGCACCCCGAAGTCGAGGTCATTGGCAACGAGATGGAGCTTGAGGCCCCGTTCGGCCGGCACACCTTGAAGGGGCGCCTCGACCGCATCGTCCGGTGGAACGGGCTCTACTGGCACTGGCAGTGGAAGACCGCGGCGGCCAACAAGAACCTCGAGGCCTATACCCGGCTGATTGCCCGCTCGTTCCACGAGCACGGCTATCGGCACCTGGCGATCCACGCCGGCTACGTGCCCTACGGCGGCTCGTGGCTGGGCGTAGCGCGGAAGCACTCGCAAGCTGCGCTTGATCGGGGGGAGAACCCCCTGTTCGTCACGCCCCTGCCGACAGGATCCAACAACGCTTCCCTGCTCGCAGACCTCGAGACCCACATCGACGCCATGGCGGAGTGGGAGACAAAGGCCCTGGCCGGCGGCGCGCTGCCGCCCCAGGCGCCAGAGCACTGCGGGGGATTCTATGGAAACTCGCCTTGCCACTTCCTTGACGTTTGCGACGGCCGTGTGGGCCTTACTGCCGTTGCCCCCCGGGTGTTTCCGGTACATGTTCGCCAAGAGGCCCCCCGCGATCCGGGGAACGCACTGCCTCCGACCACTTGACGCCGCGCGGTTCATGCGCGCATGCGAAGGATGGGATGTCTACATACAGCTTAACCCCTGCGCAACGCCGGGCCTGGTTCGTCCATCTGCGCGAGATGTTACGGCCCTGCAGTGTCTGCTTGTGGACTGCGACCCTGTCGTGGCCCCACCCGGCCGGCCGGCTGCGGGTTGGGCTTGGGCTCCCTCGGCTCCTGCCACCACTGTTGACTCTGGGCGCGGACGACAATTTTGGATCCGCTTTGACCCCCCTGCCCCGGCGGACGCTTGGCCGCGCGTTGCGCAGTTTCTTCGGGAACTGGCGCCGCCTGCGGGTGTAAGAATCGATGCGACGTACGACCTTCCGCGCCTGGCGAGGATGCCTGGGACGGTCAACTCACGGACGGGTCGCCAGGCGCGGATTGTTTCGGTGGGACCGCCCGTAGCGCCCGCATGGCTCGAGCGCTTTCAGCCGGCAGAACGTGAGGAACCTCGAGCATGGGCGGGGCGCCTTGCGGACGTGATGCCGGCACTGACGCGCCGGGCAGCAGACTTCGTGCTGTTCGGGGCCGACGAGGGCGAACGCCATGCGGCGTGCTACGCGGCGGCTGTATCGCTGAGGGAGGCAGGCGCGACGCCGGACGTGGCGTGGGACGCACTGCTCCGGGGGGCTGCCAAGTGCGGCCTCGACGACGACGATGTGTTGAAGGTGTGGCGCCGCATGTTCGGCGCAGGGAGGGGCTATGAGGGAAGTGACGCCAGGGCTGGGGCCGGAACGGATTCTTCTGTACGGGGCCCCGAAGCTCGGTAAGACCCGGCTCGCGACCGCGCTGCCGTGGGGCGAGCCCCCGTGGGGCGACCGTGCCCTGTACGTGGCGTGGGACCCGAACGCAGACCAGCTGCGCTCGGTCATGCCCGAGGACGCGGCGCACCTGACCGTGATCCAGCCCCGCGGGGAGCGGGGTAAGCCGTGGGACCCGTGGCTCGCGGCCTCGGCGATCGCGACCAAGGAGTGGCCGGACGTCTCGACGATCATCTGGGACACCATCAGCCAGACCGCGCAGGACGTGCTCGCGTTCTACGCCTCGCAGCTGCGGTTCCCCAACGAGGCGACCCAGATCGGCATCCCCGGCTCGAAGGCCCACCACGTGATCCCGGCGCGCGGGGACTACCGCGACGTCAACACGTCGGTCGGCCACCACCTGCTCAACTTCCTCTTCGAGCGCCCGTACAACCTGATCGTCGTCGCCCACGAGGAGTGGGATAAGCCCGACGACGGGAACGCCGAGGCCTTTGGCGGCCCGGTGCTCGCGGGCAAGGGCAGCGTCCGGCTACTGGCCGGCAAGTTCGATAGCGTTATTCGCATCCAGTCGAAGAGAATGGGGGCGAAGACCGAGTACGTCGCGCGAGCGAACTCGCACGGCGCGTGGAGGTGCGGCGTCCGGTCCACGGTGCCGCTGGAGGACCAGACCCTGTCCGTCCGACCGACGGATTTCTGGCGGACCTATACGGCCGCCGTGAGGAGAACTGCATGATGGCCAATCCCTACGTCACTGACCCGCGCTTCCGCGCCCTGTACGACTCGCTGGGCTCGCGGACGCTGACCGTCCCGATGTCCGCGCGCACGACGCGTACGGGCGGCCGGACGTGGCAGGAAGCGTTCAGCATCACCAAGCTCGCGGTCGAGCGCCCGGGCGTCAAGAAGCCGGACATGGAGGGCGACGACACCTACAACGTGGCGCTGTCGCTGAAGATCAAGCCCGAATCGACGCAGGACGACGTCACGTCGCCGAACGTCAGCCGGGAGATCACACAGGACATGCGCTTCAACTTCCCGACGCTCCTGCGCGGGATCGAGAGCGGGAATGTGGCCGGCCAGGCGAAGATGACCGAGATGGCCGCGCGCACGTTCAAGAGCCTGGTCGTGGCCCTCGGCTTCGACCCCGATTTTGGCATGGACCCGGAGGCCTTCGTCGACGAGCACGGCCAGGACGCCATCGGCGCGACTGTCCTCGGTATCGTCTCGCAGGCCCAGAACAAGGAAGGCGAGCTCCAGGACGAGGTCCGCACCTTCTTCGTGGAGAGCTAGCCATGACCGCCGGCACCGATCAGTACTTCCCGAGCGCGGGCGACTCGGCAGCGCACGTGCCGAACGTCAGCGCGCGGGAGTTCCTGGGCCAGGGCGCCATCAGGATGGGTACCACCGGAGCCGTGCGGGATGCGCGCCAGGGGAAGGGGAGGTTTGACCTCCTCTTCCTCGGCTTCGCCATCGCGCTGCGGCGCCTCGCGGAGCACTGCGAGGCCGGGGCGATCAAGTACAGCGACCGGAATTGGGAGTACGGCCAGCCGCTCTCCTGGTTCCTTGACAGCGGAACGCGCCACGCCGCCAGCTGGGCGGCGGGCATGGGGGATGAGGACCATCTAAAGGCGGCGGCATGGAACTTCATGGCGGCACTCGAGACCCGGGAGCGGATCAAAGAGGGGCTGCTGCCGGAGGCCCTCGACGACCTCGCGCTGCCGCTCGCTGCCGACGCGCAAGCCAGACATGGCGATGCGATGCCGCTGCCGAAGTGGGCGGGTCCCTATGTCGGCGACACCTAGATAGCAACAGGGAGAGGGGGAGGCGGTGGTGGAGACGGAAAGCGGAGGATCCGCGGTGGCTGGCACGGCGGATCCTCGTCCGCTACGGGCTCGAGCCCACCGCGTTCCTGGTTTCGACATTAGCTGGACCAGCGGCGTCGTGTTCTATATGCCGGGTGCCAATGTGGTTTCTGTCTCGGCGTCGCCGTTCTGGCGGACCCTGGCCGTTCTGGATTTCGGAGAACTGCTGGCGCCGGCTGACGGTTGACCACATCGATCCCTGGGGCCCGCGCGACAGCGTCGCGAACATCCGGCCCCTTTGCATGGCGTGCCAGGTCCACCGGGGTAAGGCGCGGCTCTCGGACGCTCAAGTGAGAGAGGTGGTGCTACGGGAATGGTCGAGGCTGTACGGCAGGCTTCCTTGGTAGCGCTCGAGGCGGCTCATTACTTCGTTATGAGAGAGGTCGACATGAAGGCCGACTCAATCAACAGCTACAACGGGCCACGCAACGACATTGGCGCGACACTCCGCGTCCGGGGCGAGGTTGATGGCTAGAGCCACGGGCGACCCCGGGGCGCCCATCATGGTCATCGGCGAAGGCTTGGGCAAGGAGGAGATGCGGGACGGCATCCCCTTCGTGGGCCAGTCCGGCAAGATGCTCTGGGGGGTGTGTCACGAGGCCGGCTTCAGCCGCGCCGATTGCTTCGTCACGAACGTGAACCAGTCGGGCGCGTCGCTCAAGGCGGCGGACCTGGCCCTCGAGCGCCCCCGCCTGGAAGCGGAACTCCGGGCCTCGGGCGCACGCATCCTCTTCCTGATTGGGGGCATCTCGTTCAAGGCTGTCACGGGCGGCCTCGTGCTGCCAGACGGCAAGGTGAACGCCGGGGTCACGGGGCTCCGGGGGTACCTCTTCCTGCCCTCGGACTTCGGCCCCACGTTCGTGCGGCGCCAGGTCCAGACCGGGACGTACAAAACCTCGAGGGCCGGGAAGTACACCAAGGGCGACCCCAAGTTCGCCATGAAGCGCCTCCCGGAGCCCCGGCCCCTGCCCCCCAACGTCGAGTGGATCATCCCGGCGATCCACCCGGCGAACATCATGCGGCAGGAGTTCGAGACCCTGCCGGCCCTGCGGACGGACGCGGCGCGCGTGGGGCGGGCGCTCCGGGGCGAGCTCGCCGTGATCGACCCGGCGACGCTGCCGTTCCACGAGACGCCCGTCGCCCTCGCCGGCAAGGTCGTGGCGGTGGACATCGAGACGCCCGGCCGGGACTGCGACGACATCTGCCGCGTTGGGGCATCAGACGGGACGACGACGTGGTCGGACGAGTGGAATCCGACGTCTCGCGCAGCGATCGCGAACCTGTTCGCGGACGAGAGCTTAACGATTGTCATCCACAACGCGGCCTTCGACCTGCCACGCCTCGAGCTCGCGGGCGTGCCGTGGCTCCGGGGGCGGCTGTGGGACTCGATGTACGCGGCGCAACTTCTTGCGCCTGCCCTCCTCAAGGGCCTGGGCAAGACCGCGACGATGCATCTGGACCTGCGGCCCTGGAAGCACGAGAACATCTCGCACCCGGCGCGGTACAACGCGATGGATGCGTACGTGGAAGCGCGCTTGGCGCTCGAGCAGATGAGGTTGATGTGAGCATTATCGAACACGGAAGGGAAGCGCACCTGCCTGCGCGACAGTGGCGTAACAAGTACATTCCCATAGGTGCCGCCAGGGGCTCCGTTGTCCTTGGGCTCGCTTTCTCGACTTGGGACTCGCTTCAATGACTGCCGTCGTCGCAGCCTGCGCGCCTGCCGAGCGCCTGCGCGGCGCGATGCCGTGGCCGGGCCTGGTGCGGATCGGTTCGTTCTCGAGCCCGGTGATCAGTATGCTGCACCGCATCCCCGCAACCGGCGACTTCTTCTTCAGGGAATCCTGGGAGTCCGCATGATCCGCGTTTTCGAGACCATGATGGCCGCGCTGCCAACGCTGATCGAGGCCACTCGACGCGGCATCCGCGTCGACCCGGTGTACGCTGAAAAGTGGCGGGGCGAGCTCCGTATGAAGCTCCAGGCCCTGCACGCGCAGTGGCCGTACCCCGACGTGGATCCGGGCTCGTCGCGCCAGGTGGCGAACCTCCTCTACACTAGGCTGAACCTGCCCCCCAGCTTCACCGACAAGGGTGGGTACTCGGCCGACGCGAACGCGATCCGGGCTGCGATGGCGGCAGCCCCCCCGGAGCACATGGACGTGCTCCGCTTGCTCTTGGACATGCGGGAATCGCAGACGAGCCTTTCGACCTTCGCGGGTCTGACGGTATCGCGCGTCCACCCGCAGTTTCTGCCGCAGGACAAGGACGAGGACGAGGAGAAAGCGGGCGACAAGGGCCAGGGCGCAGGCACCGGGCGCATCCAGCCCCGTCGTCCTAACACGGCACAACAGCCGGACGACGCCCGCTTTCTCTTTATCCCCGACGAGGGGATGGTCCTCGCGTACTTGGACTGGCACTCCGCGGAGGGCCGGGTTGAGTGCGCGTTGTCGCATGACTCCGCGCTGCTGCTTGCCATCGAGGGCGACCTGCACTCGGTGCTTGAGCGGGAGATGGGCATCGACCGCACGCGCGCGAAGAACGTGTACTACGGCACGGGCCGAGGCGCCGGCCCCAGGAAGCTGGTGAAGACGCTCCGGGGGAAGGGCTTCTACACCACCGAGGCGGAGATGGTCCTGGCCCAGGCGAAGCTGAACACGGCCTTCCCGCAGTGGGCCCACTGGCGGGCTGCGGAGCACATGGCCGCGCGCTCGACCCGGGTGATCACGAATCCGTTCGGCCGGCGGTGGCACATCCACCACCCCTCGGTGGCGCGTAAGGCCGTCGCGCGGATCGTGCAGTCGGCCGTGGCGGACATGCTCTGGCGGGTCCTGGCGCAGTGGCCCAAGCCGGCCCAGCTGCTGACCCCCGTCCACGACGCGGTGCTGGCGCAGCTGCCGCACCCGGACGTGGCCCTGGAGCTCAAGGCCGTTATGGAGCAGGTATTTGACGAAATCGCCCCGGGGTTCCGCGTGCCCGTTAAGGTGGCCGTGGGCGCCCCCGGAGCCAGCTGGGGAGACCTCAAGTGATCATCGCTGCAGACGTTCTCGCGTTCGTGTTCGACGGCAAGGAGCTGATATGGCTGGACAAGGAGATCAAGCGCTGGCCAGCCGTGAGCGGGCCCCACGGGAAGGGGGAGCTGCCCACGGGCGGGTACACCATCCTGCCGGCCGTGCCGCTCTCTGGGATCCCGACGAACGATGCCTACCGGGACAAGGCCGGGAATTGCTGGTTCGCTCCCATCCGCCCGCAGTTTAAGACGGAGCGGACGAGCCTCGGGATCCACCCGGACGGCAACGTGCCGGGGACCCTGGGGTGCATCGGGCTGACCCAAGACGACACGAAGGAAGTCATGGAACTTCTGCAGCTGCCGGGGGTGTTATTCGTCGTATGACGGCCCATGAGATCTACATGCACGCCCGCTTGGCCGGCGCGAAGTGCTCCTGCCCAGCTTCGTTGGAGATCGCAGTGGCGTGGCCGGCGTTCACCGGGGGGAGTTACTTCTACGTGCGGCCCTTGGGGTTCACGGGGGAAGGGTTTGAATGAGCACCACGATCTGCGCCGCGAACGCAATGCTTCCCGTTTACGTGCTCTTCGGCCTCCCGTCGAATTGGATGATCATAGGGTGGCCAGAGTGGGGCGGCATGCTTCTGGAGCGCCATGGTGCCTAAAAACGATGCCACGTACCACGCGGGCTGGGCCTGCGTCTGGATTACCCTTGGTTTCTGGGAGCCGGCCGCGGCTCGGCCGTACTTCGGCAGCGAGAACGGGATGGAGTTACTCCATTTCATGGATCCGGTGGAATGATCCGCCCACTCGGAAGGCTCGATGGCTAACTCCCTTCGTTCCTGCATCCAGTGCGGAGCGAACACCTCGGAGCCCGTGTGCAGCCGGTGCACGAAGCCGTGGGGCGCGCTCGGGTACCGCCCCGAGCCGGCGCGGCTGGTCGGCGGGCGGAAGGCTAAGGAAGCGGCGCCTAAGGCGGGGCGCCGCAGGCGGGGGCGTCAGGAGCCGGAAGGGCGGCCGGCTCCGGCCCCTGCCAAGATGAAGGAGAAGCCATGACCACCGACCCCGCGCGAGAGGCGGCGGAGAAGCGGTTACGCGACAAGTTCAACCGCGAATATCGTAAGGCCAGCCCATTCAAGCTGGACCCCGCTGTGATTGCCGCCCGCATCGCCGCGGCCGAACACGACAGACCAGCCGGGGTACAAGTAGGTTCGGGGGTGTCCGGAATAGACGAAGCTGGCGAATCTATCGGCCAAGGCAGTGAACCCGCAACGCCAAGCGCGGATGCTACACCTCCGGCGCAAGCGGCCGAGCCCCCGAGCGATCTTCCGCCGTACCCGACCGCATCTCAGATGCGTGCTCGCGAGGAGCAGGTTAAGCAGGCCGTTCGCGAGGCCAAGCGCGAGGCGGTGGGGATTCTGCGCCTTGCGGCAACACGCTGGGGCACCGAGGAGCGATACATCGAGTGCTGGTGCAAGTGGAATCCCCTGGCCAAGCCGGAAGCGCACACACCCGTTTGCCAGAAGGTCACGCAGTACATCGCCGCCTTCGAGGCGGAGCAGGAGGCTAAGCGTGGGGAATCTGCGTAAGCTCCGCCGCGGGCTGTGGGGCGGGAAGCGGAGGACGCCGAAGCGCATCGTGAAACGGCGGCTGTTCCAGGCGCTGCTGGCGTTCATCAAGGAAAGGACGAAGAGTGCTTAAGGACTACGGCTTGCTGACCGCCGCCGACGCGGCCCTCCTGGCGACGCAGCTTTCGGATGTCTCCCGCCGGTTCCCGACGGGGACCCTGAACATCCTCGAGATCGGCATCCACGAGGGCAAGACGGCGCGGGCCATTGCGCGCCACCTCGAGGGCCTCGAGCGCAGCTTCCAATTCTTTGGCGTCGACAACGGCAAGGACATGGACATCCAGGCCCCGTTCGTCGGCGCGGTGCTGATCAACGGCGACAGCGCCGACGTCTACAACGCCGTGCCAAACACCCTGCACCTCGCGTTCATCGACGGATGTCACTGCATCAACCACGTCGCCTTGGACTACCTGCACTACGGCCGGAAGGTCGTGCAGGGCGGCATCCTCGTGTTCCACGACACGGGCGCCCTGATGCAGGGCAAGGACTACCAGCACGGGCCGGACATGCCGGACTTCTACGCGGCAACGCGCCGGGCCTTGGACCTCGTAGGCATCGCCGGGGACAAGCGGTGGCGCATGGTCGCTGAGAGCGACGCGGAGGATTGGGGAGGATGCCGTGCGTATGAGCGCGTTTAGGCGGGCTGTTGAGGCCTTGGCCGAGCAGGAGTTTGGACACTTTCGGTACCACGCTGGGAGTCCCGACAGGTACGACTCCGTCCCGTGGCCTACGCGCAAGCACGATCTGATGACGACAAGCGAAAGCCCCCCGGAGTAACCCGGGGGGCTTCGTCGTTGCGCAGCGCCTACTTGCTGACGACCGGCACCGGCTTGATCTTGCTGAGCGCGGCTTCCGCCACGCGCCGCACAATCGGCTCGCTCACGCGGGCCGACGGGGGCAGGCTCTCGCTGATCCGGCGCACGAGGACGCCGACGAGGTGTGCCCACTCCGCCTCCGGCCGTTCCCGGACGAGCTGCGCCGCAGCGGCTTCCGCGACGATGCGGATGGTTTCGGCGCGCTCGCGGTCCCGCTGGGTCCGCAGTACCTGCGACTGCAGCCACGGGATGAGGATGATGTCCACGAGTGGACCGATGAGTCTCTTGAGGATGCTTCCCATTATTTCTCCTTGAGGTTGTTCTCGATGCGGGCGACGGCGTCGCGGATCCACTCGACGTCGGCCTCGAGCCGCGTGAGCCGCTTCTCGACCTCGATCCGCGAGGACGCCCATCCGGTGAGCGCGCTCACTACTAGTGATATTACCACGGGCCAGAGCAGGCGATCAAGCCAGCTCCGCGGGGTCTTCGGTATTGGCAAGCGCGGTAGGTTCATTGTGTTAGGGGGTTGTCCGGCTCCGGGGGGGCGTTCGGGACGAGCATCGTGTGGTACTTGCCCGCCCTCTGCGCCTCGAGCTCCGCGGCGCGCACGTTGTTGTAGAGCGCCTTCTTCTGCGCCTCGTCAAGCGCGAACTCCTCGACGCCGAAGCCCGTCAGGAACTGGACCATCGCGGCCTTCTTGTTGGCGGTGTCGAAGCGCTGGGCGGACGAGAGCAGCCGCGACAGCGGCGTGGCCTTGACGAGCAGGTAGAACTTGGTGCCGTTCACCGTGCCGGTATCGGGGTTGAACTCCAGCCAGGCCTGGATCGGCTGCGGCATTTTGGTCGCGACGTCGAGGGCGATGTTCTGCAGCCGGAACGGCTCGCGGATGTCCTTCCCCGTGTAGAGCTCCCGCTTCGTGCCGTACTCGAGGATGGTCTTGATCGTCGGCGCCAGGCCAGCGAGGTTCGTGAGGATGGCGTCCCGCCCCTCGGTTCCCAGCGCCGTCTCGATCGAGCTCGAGACCGGCAGGTCCAGCCCGCGGACGTAGACCGTCTTGCCGTCGCTCTCCAGCTTGAGTTTGAAGTCCCCGCGCAGGTACTGCGGCAGGGCGTCGGCCTCCGGGCCCGTGTCGGCGTCCCCCAACCGGAGCATTGCGGAGATGCGGCCGGGGTTGCGCACGAGGGTATCGGCGACCTTGCGGATGTTCTTCGAGGCCCAGGCGTACTGAATGGGCCAGAGCCGCCGGAGCCACTGCCGCTCGAACTTCGTGAGCTTCGTGTAGTCGAACACGGTGCTGTGGATGCGCTCTGCGGCGGCGGCGGGCGTCAGCCCGCGCTCGAGGTACGTCACGAACATCTGCATCTTCGATAGGTCCTGGAGCTCCTCCGTCCGGTAGATTTTGCGGAAGAAGCTCGAGACGGCGTTGGTCGTGATGCGGCTCCACGGCCGGCCGCGTGCGCTGACGAAATCGTGGATGCTGCCGGCCGGCGTCTCGAGGCCCAGGTTCTTGAAGAGGTCCCGGGCCTCCTCGAAGGTGTAGCGCCCCAGCGGGGTCTGCAGCGTGCCGTCGCGCCCCGCGGCGATGCCGAGGGCTGTTAGGTTGCGGCGCGGGTTGGCTGCGGCGAGACCGAGGTCCAGCATGACTTCGGCCTGGTCGCTGACCACGTTCCGGGCGGTGAACGCGGGGAAGGGAACGGTCACGCCGAACTTGAAGACGTCGTCGATCGCGTCCTTCAGGCGCATGAGGCCCTTGACCTCCGTGAGCTCCGTCAGCCGGCTGCCCTCGCGCGCGACTTCGTCGGCGGCGGCCTGCGGCATGAAGTACCCGGTGAAGGGGCCCTCCGCCACGCGTTTGTAGGGCTCGCCGAAGGCGCTCAGGTAGCGCCGGTACCCAGAGGCGTGCGTCTCGCGGATAGCGTTCAGCGCGTCGGGCGACACCTCGCCGACCTCAGTCTCAGCCTTCTTCAAGAACTTGAGGAGCTCGTTCATGCTCCGCGACGCGCCGATCCGGGCTTGGTAGTACGCGGCCTTGGCGGTCGGAGACATGCGCTTGACGACGCCAGCGGCGGCGGGCTTGCCGGCCCAAGCGCGGCCGATCGCAGTGCCCACCTCGGGCATGGTGGCGTAGCGGCGGGCTCCGGTGGTGCGGCCCGTGGCGACCTGGCCGGCCTCGCGCGCGACGCCTTCGCCCAGCCCGGTGACCTCCTCGTCCATCATCTGGACGACCTCAGGCTTCATCCGGCGGAACACCTCGTCGGCGACCTCCGCCTTGCCCAAGCCGTAGCTCGTGACCATGCGGCGCTCGAAGCGCGCCGCCGCCCGGGCCTCCGCGTGCGTGGCCCCGCGGTTGGCGAGGACGGTGCGGATGTCCAAGTTCGGCCGCAGGTCCCACTTGATCGTGCCCTCGGTCTTCAGCTTCCGGGCGAACTCCATGGCGTCGGTCAGCGTGGGGAACACACGCGCCTCGCCGTAGGGCCCGGTGTTAAACGACGGGTCGAACGCGACTCCGGCGATGTTGGTCCACCTTGTGCTGAGGTCCCGCATCTCCTCCGGGGGGTTGCGGAAGTGGTGCGGCGCGTAGTTCTCGCGCCAGGCCTCCGCTGGGATAGCGTTGTCATCGACCTCCGCGGCGAACCACTCCGGCATGAGCCGCCGGAGCCGGCCAACGCCCTCTTGGGCCTTCGGGGACAGGTTCTCGAGGGGGAAGCGGGCGGGGTCGTCCATGTGGAGCAGCGCGTACTCGCCCATGGTGCGCACGGGCTGGCCGTAGAAGTTGATGGGCTTCGGCAGCTTCTCGCGGGTCCAGCGCCCGAGGGCCGGCTGGAGCTCCTTGCCCACGCGCGCCGCGAGCACGCGGCGGTCGGTACGCAGGGCGGACTTGGCCTCCTCCATGCCGGGCATGCGCCGGCCGGCGAAGAGGGTCTCGTTGAACGCGCGGTCGATGAGAGCCGGGGGGCCCTGGCGCATGGCCTTGGCACCCCAGTTGGTGTTGAGCGCGGCGGTCAGGGGGGCGGCCTTCGTGATGGGGATCCCGGCGAGTCGCATGGTCGAGGTGTCGACCAAGTGCGTCGCGCCCTGCTCGACGCGCTGGTGGATCTTGGCGATAGCGGCCTCGCGGGCGATCTCGCGGGCCATCATGTCGACCTCGCCCTTGCGGGCGGCGCTCGTGCCAGGCATGCGCTCGGCTAGCCACGAGGCGTAGCGGGCGGCCTCCGGGAGCTCCTCCTCGACAGCACGCGCCGCCGCCTTCTTGCCGGCGCGAGTCAGCGCGGGCAGCGTTGCGACGGCACGGCCGCCCTCGCGCACGAGCCCGGAGGCGGGCTTCATGCCGAGGGAGGCGTAGGTCAGCGGGTCGCCGACGGCTTCGGTGACGACGCCAGCTACGTCCCGGCCGGCGAAGTCGGCCACGCCGCCCTTCTTCGCGCGCCAGCCCTCGCCGGTCTCGTTGTACATGAACGGGAACAGCGTGGACAAGTGGCCCAACGCGGGCACGCCCTCGGACTCGAGAAACTCCCCCCCGCGGATGTTCAGCTGCTGGTCGGCCCACTCCGGGAACATTCGACGGTTGAGGCCGGTGGAGCCTGCGAGCTCGGCGCGCCCCGCGCGGAACGCGCGCTCGAGCGCCCCGGGCGTGCCGGGCATGATCTCTGGGTGGCGGGCCGCGTAGATCGCGCTGAGGATAGCCTCAGGCATCGTGCTCGAGGCCTCGATGGCAGCGCTGAGCGGGTTGAGCTCCATGGCCGCTTGCAGCGGGTGGCCGAGGGCTTCCTCGACGCTCGCGATGCGGCGCATGAGGCCCTTGTCCTCGGTGCCCATCGTGAGGGGGTTCGACGCGGGAACCTGCGTGCCGGCGTCCACCAACGGATTGAACCCGCTGACCGGTGCGGGCTCCGGGGAGGCCGCGTCGAGCAGCGGGTTGTAGGTGGTGTCGGTGAGGGGGTTATTCGGCCGCGGCATCCCAGGAGTCCAAGATCTCCTCGAGGACCGCGAGGGAGGCGCGCGCGTCGGCCTCGGACTCGGTGGGGTCGAGCCCGGCCTTTTCGAGGGCGTCGGGGATGTTGTCGTGCAGCATGGCGCGGATAGCTGCGGCGCCCGCAATTTCCTGGCCGTTCCCCAGGGTGACGATTGGCTCGGGGTCGCCGGCCTTGCGCTTCTTGAGTAGCTGGGTGCGCCACCGCGTCAGGTTCGACTCGATCGCGGTGATGGTCTTGTCCGCGCCCTTTCGCTGCTTGTCCGGCAGGGCGGCGGCGCGGGAACGCAGGCGCTTGAGGGCGTCGGCCTGCGGGGCGACGGAGGGGCTCGTGCCGGCGGCCTTCTTGGCGGCCTTCTCGGCCTCGGAGGCCGCGGCCTTGCTGCGCTGGGCCTCCTCTTCGGCGCCCACGCGCTTGAGGCGCTGCTCGTCGGTCGCCAGCTCCGCCTGCTTGCGGGCCAGGCGCTCGCGCTCAAGCGCGAGGTCCGCAGCTGCAGCGTCCGTCCTGCGCGTAGCAGTATCGTCGGCTTTGGTCTCGCGCGCGCCGGCTTCAGCCCTGCGGGCCTCGGCGCTCGCCACGTTTCCGAGGAGGTCGATGTCTTGGCCGCGCACGGCGATGTCCTGCCCGCGCGCAGCGATGTTCTGCCCGCGGCCTTCCCGCCCGGCCTGCGCGTTGCGCGCGCGTACGTCGTTCACGTTCTTGCGGATGGAGAGGATGCCCTCAGCGAATAGCCGCGGGTCCTTCGCGAGTGCGGCAGCCCCGCCGACGAGGAGCATCTGCAGCACCTGGTCGAGGGTGCCCGGCTCTTGCTCCATGGGCGCGGCCTCCGGGACGGGGGCGACCGGCGGGAGGCTCGCGTCGAGGCCAGGCAGCGAGAACGCGGACTGCGGAGCCATCGCGGGCATCCCGCCCTGCTGGAAGCCAGCGAGGTCGGCCAGGCCGATGAATGGCGGCGCGCCCATGGGCGCTGGCGGCGCGACATTCATGCCGGACAGCGTGCCGGCGAGGCTCGCGCCTCCTGCGGGCAGCGTGCCTTCGACACGACGGAGCTCAGACGGTGGAATGAACGCCATGCTAGACCCCTGGCGGCTGGATAGGCGGCGTTTGCTGCGGGAGACTGGCCATCATACGTTGGAGCGCGGCGAGCATGTGCGGGAGGTTCGGGTCGCCGACGGCTTGGGCCTGCATCGGCTGCGCGGCGTTGGCCTGCAGCTGGTTAGCGGTCGCGCCGAGCTGGGCCTTCTTTTGCGCGCCCTGGTCGAGTGCCCCCTTCGCAGCGGTCGCACCGAGGTTCGCCATGTTGCCGAGGCTAAACAGGCCCTTGAGGCCCAGGCCCTCTGCAGGAGCGGCAGCAGCCTCAGCCCCGGCCGCTCCCTGCTTCTTGAAGAGCCCAGGGAGCTGCGTCGCGACGGAAGCGAGGAGCGGAATGAGCGCAGCGAACATGGCGACCTACGTCTGGTAGAAGAGGGACGAGATGCCGGGCAGGGCCTGAAGGCGCTGGCCCAGGTTCTGGAGAGCGGCCTGCATGGCCTGGCCAAAGAGGTCGCCGCGGGCTTGGGCCGTCGCGGTTGCCGGCAGTTGCGAGGCAAGGCCGGCAGTTGCTGCACCCACCCCGGAGCCGCTGAGCCCGGTGCGCCCGAGGTTCGAGGCGATCGCGGTCTGGGCGTTCGACGCCGTGCCCTGGACGTTTCGCAAGAGCGACGCGAAGGCCGGGCTCGAGGACAGCAGCTGGAACATTTGCTGGACCTGGCCGGCCAGGGCCTCGGGCCCGTAGGCCTCGCTCAGGCCGCCGTGGGCCCGGCCAACGTTCCCCCGGAACTGATCGGCGTCGGTACGGGGGTTGATTGGCGTCGGGCTGCCGCCGGCAATGGTGCCCATAGAGGGAGGCGCCGGCCGACGGCCGGGCAGCTGGGGCTGGAAGGGGTTCTGCGGGGGAGGCGGAGCGGGGTACGGCATAGTCTCATTCTACCATGGTTGGGGCATTTGACGCAACCTTGGCTACTCCTCGACGTTCCGCCAGATCTGGACGGTATTGGTGGTGAAGCGCATGGTGGCTGCGGAGAAGTAGTTGGGAGGCAGGCCGAGGCCAGCGAAGTACAGGGCGAAGATGTCGGCCGCAGGGGTACGCCGGTAGTTCTCGGTGACGATGTTCACCCCCGGGAGCGGTGTGGTAGTGGTGTTGGCGATCCGGGTGATCATGTAGAAGTTCGGGCCGACGCCCTCCGAGGCCCACTCAAGGATGCTAGCGACACTGCCGAGAACGAAATCAGCGGCGATCTTGGTTTTCGTAATCTCGGCGTACTTCTTGAGGAGAGGAGTATTTGCCATTGCTTTAGGTCCCAAGTAGGGAAGTTGGTTGCTGAGAGTCACACTTGGGTGAAATCGTAGAGATACTTTCCGTCAAAGGTGATACCTCTGGTCTCACCCGCGCGCGGAACGGTTGTGGTATTTGTGTGGCAATCAGCAAGTACACCGGCTCCTGCATCTGGTTGTCGCCGGTGGTGTGCCTTATAGATCATAGAAATAGGTGCAGGAGCAAAGGGAAAGGTTGGATGAGATTTATTAAGAATATATTTGCCATCCCAACACATTCCGGTGTGAATTGAGATATTATAATCAAGGGCGTTTAACGCAATTTTCGAGGCTACAATGGCGCCAGTTTTAATATCAAAAACATCAACATAGTTTTGTGGTGCTGCACTGCGCATTGCAAGGATATTTTTTCCATCAAATGTAATTGCCCAGTAAGTAGTAGCGAGGCCAGTTACGAGGCGACGAATAAGGATGCCAGTTTTACGGCTGTATTTTGAAATCGCGCAAGTTGGAACTGCATCATTGGCGTAGTAGTCAAGGCCCCAGATATACTTCCCATCCCAGCAAATATCACGGAAACCACCGTCTGAGACAATGCCAGCGTTGATGTTACGGACGATAGAGCCGTTGGTAGGATCTACAACTACGAAGCGTGCTGATGTGCCGAGGGCTGGATTGGGTTCGTCTGTACAGAAAATAAGATATTTGCCGTCAAAAGTCACACCTGTTACGTTTTGGTCTTCTGCGCCCGAGCCAGGAACATAGGTCCAAGCAAAGGAAAGGATCGAGCCAGTGCCAAGGAAGACACCCTTTCGACTGGACTTGAAGACTGTGACGGTGCGGTTTGCCATTAGTTGAAGAACGTGATCTTTGCGTTGGTCACGTCGAACTTAGTACCGGCGCCGGTCCCGCCGGTTGCGGTTACAACTAGCCGGACGTATCGGTCCAACTTCTCAATAAGGATGGATTCGTTGATTGCGGTTGCACAAACGGTGTCGTCGTATCGAAGATCTTGAAGGAAGCCCCATCCGATTTTATAGAAGTTCGAGTTATCTGGGGACATCTCTACGTCAAAGAGAATATCGGTTGGAGTCCCGGTTGAGTCAAGCGTAAAGGAGAGGATGGCATAGCGGAAGCGCCGGCAATCAGTGCTCGCAGAGGTTTGCGTTTCTGGATTTGTATCGTAGGCAGTACTGACGCTGGTGAGGGTGACGACAAAGCTCTTATGAATGTCCGAGACATGGACTCCGGCATCATCCGTATTCCCTAATTCATCCGTGGCGTGGGTCTCACCTGACGCACGAGAGAGGGTGGTGGTTCCCTCATTACGAAACATCGTCACCGCGCCGACCTTCGTGGTCGTCGGGTTCGCGTCGGTATCGCCGAGGGCTGCACCCGCGGAGAAGTCAGTGTTCTTGACGTGCGCGCGCCGGTCGAGCGTCATCCGCGCTGCGCCGACGTCTCCCTCGTCAACGGAGTCGGTGCCCGTCTCATCCGCGAGGTAGCCGGTAACCGTAACTCGGGAGGTACCGATCCCGAAGGCTGCATCATCCAGGTGCTCGGAGGAAGCGATGATCCTTCGATCAAGGGTCATGCGAGCTGCGCCGATGTCGCCTTCGTCTACGGAGTCGGTGGCAGTTTCATCTGCAAGAAAGCCGACAACGCCCACCCGGGAAGTAGCCACGCCGAAAGCGGCGTCATCAACAAGCTCGTTCCCGCTCAGGAGCTTCCGGTCCAGCGTCATGCGGGGGACGCCAATGTCGCCCTCATCAACGGAGTCCGTTGCGGTGTCGTCCGCGAGGGCCCCCATAGGCACGACTCTGGAGGTGGCGATAGTAAAAGCCGAGTCATCTGCCAGGTCTACAGAGATGCCGCCCCCGCCCACGATAACGAGCCGGCCGGAGGTATCCGTCAGGATAATCTGGGCGTTGACGCCGTCGTGGCCGGCGACAAGCCGGGCCCAGTTACCGCTCATCGCCTCGCCGTCCTGGACGAGGTACGCTGGGATAATGTGGCCCTCGTCAGGCGTAACGCGGAACGCCCGCGCGAAGTCTCGGCCGCTGCCCTCGGCGACCTCGACCTGGATAGTAATCGTCGAGGCGCGGAAGGTAACGCCTGCTCCGGGGGTGGTGCTCACCCCGATCACCATGGCGGAAACAGCTCCGGCGCTCCACGCGCCGGAGGTGAAGGGGTTCGCCATCCGCAAGTGGGAGTACATGCGGTAGGCGGTCGTTGAGGTCCCGGCGCTGGTCGTGGTCAGCTGTGTGAGGGCTGCCTCGACAGCCGTGTCGAGTGCCGCAGCGACGATCCGCTGGGTGGTCGCGACTACCGTGTCGGTGGCAACGAAGTTGCTGAACTGGACGGCGTGGATCTGTCCGCGCACAGCCGCCGGCACGTTGAGGGTATAGGTCGAGGCGACGTCCGTACCGCCCGTAACGGCGATGTTTGTAACCGCCCCGTCGTGCGGGATGTTGACGGACTCCCACCGGGTCGCAGCGGGCGACGAGCCGGCGATGGCGAAAACGTCCTGGATCTGGCCGTTTGCGCGGACGGCTACGCCGTAGATCGCAGCAGACGGCGGGTACGTCACGCTCGCAATGGCCGCGGCGCCCTCGAACGCCACATCGTCCACGAACATCGTGTAAGTACCGGCGTTGGCCGTTTTCCCAAACAGGAAGCTCAGGACCGTGCCGGCGCCGCCGCCACCGGCCGCCGTGACATTGTTGAACTCGATGCCGTCGTCGATTAGAAGGAATACCTTGTTGGTCGCCGAGTCGTAGGTCCCAGTGATCTTGTACCAGGTGTCGATAGTGAGGGCGGTGACGCCGGACGTGACATCAAGAACCAGGATGCCGCCGCTCGTCATGGAGACTACGGTTCGCGCCGCCCCAGCGGCACCGCGGATGGTAAAGAGCACCCGCGTGGCATCGGGGAGGGCCGAGAACCGCATGTAGAAACGGAAGGCCACCGCGTTGTGCAGGGTCGTGGTGGTGGGGTGGCCCGACGTCCCCTCGAAGGACACCGCCATACCGCAGTTTGCTGCGGTCACACCGTCATTGACGATTTGCAGCGCGTAGCTGCCCGTCCGCTTCGTGCTCGTTTGAATCGAGACCGCGCCGGCCGTGGTATCGCCGTTCAGGTTGAGCTGAGTCCCGTGCTCCCAGCCCTCGATACGGGTGTAGGTGTGGCCCGTAAGAATGGCGGGCTCCGAGTCGCCCTCCGCCCGGCCGAAGCCAAGAACGCCCTTAGTCGCGTCGTGGACGATCTCGAACTCGTCGACCTCGTTCTGGCAGCAGGCCGCCCCGGGCTGGCCCCCGCCGTTAGCGCCCGTGACCTGCGACTGGCCGGGCAGGATACCGGCAGCGTTCAATAGCCGCAGGTAGCGGTCGATGATGAAGAAGCTGCGGCGGGCCGCAGGATCTGTGACCTCGGCCATGGCGGCCAGGCCCTCGTAGTTCCTCATCGCTGGGTCACGTCAGTCTTGAAGCCAATGTAGTGGAGGTCCGCGCTCGCATGGAGCACGGCGCCGTAAGCCTCGGCCCGGCCGTCTACGTGGAGAGAGACCAAGCGGTTCTCCGTGGCGCTGGGCACGAAGACCGCGGAGGCATCCGTGAAGATGTCCGCGTCGGACTTCCGGCGGCGGAGCGCCACGTCGAAGGTGCCGCCCGTAAATGCGCCAACGAGGATACGCACCTCGTCGATCCGGGTCTCGGTGTCGATGCTGCCCTCCCGCGGGTAGATCAGCCGCGTCTGGGCCGTCATCGTAGAAACCCCAGCGGTCACGTCCTCTTCCATGACGGTCGCGGCGGTCGAGCCGGCGAACGCGCGGAAGCTGTTACCCGAGTAGTCGGCGGCCCAGGCCTCGAGGGACGAGGGCCCGGAGACCTTGAGGTACCCGCCCTCCTTGAGGTGCTGCGGGTGGTAACTGAGGTGGAGCGCCCGGTTGTTCGGGAGCCCCCCGGAGCCATTCGCCACGAAGTAGAAGAATAGGCTGTAGAGGTGCTGGACGTTCACGAGGAGGCAGCCGCTGAGGGCGGTCTTGTCGACCAGGGTATCCCAGTCAATATCCATCGTGAGCAGCTGGGTCCGCAGCCCGTCGGTCATGTAGAGCCCGTCGTGGCTGACGTAGGCCACGCGGGAGTTCCCCTCAACGGGCGTGAAGATACACGCAGCGTCGGGCCCGACGATCCCGGAAGACGCGCTGATGATCTCCCGGCACCTACCGCGGCTGAACTCTGAATCCGTCTCGTTCGGTAGGTAGTTCAGGCGCCAGACCTGGCCCTGCATACCGACGATGCACACCGCGTCCAGGGACCGAATGCAGGTCACCTCGTCCTGCTGCTTCGTGTTGAAGCCCACGAAGTAGAGGGACGGGAAGCTGTGCGGCTTGCCGGGGAAGCTGTACCGGACGACGCTGGGCTCGGCCACATCGTTCGTCACCAGCGAATCCTCGAAGATGTCGCCCGTAGACCAGATCGGTGGGACGGTGTCGCGCTGAATCAGGAGCGCCGGGCCGCCCGCAATCGACAGGGAGAGGAAGTTGTACGGCGTGTTGGAGACGATCCCGGTGTCGTCGAAGTTGGTGATCGCAGGGGCACCAGGGATGGCGACCTCGCCAAGGCGGAACCCGCTCGGGAAGTTGCTGGGCGTGACCGCGAGCGTCCCGGGGCCGGCGTCGCGGTAGACCCGCCAGTGCGTGGCGTTCGCGTTGTGCAGGGTGAGGTACGCGGCCTGGCCGTACTGGATCGCGACGCGGACGGTGTCGTCGTCGTTCACGACGTCCACGGCGTCGCCGCCCACGACGGAGGTGTAAGCCGACTCGATGTCGTTGACCGAGTCGTACTCGGTGATCCAGTAGAAGTAGAGCCCAGTCGCGGGGCCGCCGCTCTCGTTCCAGGCGCCGCCCCCAGCGACGAGGGAAACGAGGGTGTCGTTCTCCTCGGTTGGCTGCATGCCGTGGCCGCTGAACGTCGCGCCACCGAAGACCACGGAAACGTCGGAGCCGTTGGTCAGGAAGTATTGGTTCTCGAAGGCAACAGCCTCAAGCCGCCGATCGGCGGCGAGCCCAGTGCGGAACGTGGTCCATGACGCGCCGATTCCTGTTTGCCAGATGGTCCCGTGGGCGATGACGAGCCGGGTGCTGCTGAGGCCAAAGCCCTCGAATGGCGTTGCGCGGAGGCCGCGCACCGCGGCGCCCACGGCGGATCCGAACGCAGCCCGGCCCCGGATCGGGGACAGCGCGGCATTGAACGGCCGGTAGATACCGTTGAGGGCGGCGGTCAGCTCCCCGGGCGAGAGGAGCGAGGCGTCGCGGGCGGTGACGAGCCCCCCGGTCAGCGGCTCGAGGTGGAACATGCGGCTACCTTGTCGATGGCGTTAATGATGTCAGCCGGCGCCAGGTCCATGCAGGCCACGTCCTCGCGCTCGCAGCCGCCCCAGTCGAAGCGCGGGGGCGGGAGGCGGTGGTGGCAGCCCAAGCACGCCAGGCCCTTACGCTGGACCGGGCGGACTCCGGGGTGGGTCACCCTGAAGGCCGGCTCGATGCAGCCGAAGGCCACGACGGCGGGGATGTCGAACGCCTGGGAGAGGTGCCACGGCGCGCCGTCGATGCCGACGAAGAGGTCAGCGGAGCGCAGGAGCGCCGCGAGGGTCAGCGGATGCGGCGTGCGCCCGACCAGCTCTTCGTCCACGTAGCCCTCGAGCCAGGGGAACCTGCCGACCTCGACGGTGCGGAAGCCCTGCCGCCGGAGGTACGAGACCACGGGGAACCACACCGACCGGCGGACGTTGCGCCCGGCCCAGGCGGTGGGCTCGATGTGGAGGACGGCCGTGGGGACTCCCGGCGGCAGGAGGGCGGCGGCTTCCGCGGCGTGCTCCGCGGAGGGAAAGAGCTCGGGGCGGACGGGCCGGCTGTACGGCAGCTGCGCGGCCTCCCAGTAGGAGGCTTGGATGTGGCGCTGCGGCGTCGCTTCGTACGCGCCGTCCAGGTCGATGATGGCGCACGCCTCCGGGGGTGGCCCCTCGGAGACATGCGGGTTGCCAGCGAAGGCTGCGGGGTGCATCGTGTCGACGAAGACGGCGTCAGCTGCCCCGCGTTCCAGGAGGAGGCGCGGCAGGGGCGTCGCGAGGACGACGTCGCCGAGAGCCTGCGCGCGGCGTAGGAGCACTGGAGAAGCCATCTATCCACCCCATCCCGAGTCGTACAGCCAAAGCGACGGGTGGTCGGCGGGCAGCGGGGAGGCGTCGCCGGGGCGGAAAGCCGCCGGCCGGTCGGCGTCCTGGTCCTCGTGCTGCATCTTCTTCAGGTACCGGTCGGCACGCGCCTGCCAGATCTCGCCGCCCTGCTCGTTCGGGTGGGAGAAGATCAGGTTCGCGCGCGCCTGGTAGATCACGTAGGTCTGGTACCGCTCGGGGATGTCCACGGCAGTACCTCCCACGGAGGGCGTGGTGATCAGCCGGTGGTACAAGAAGACCAAGGTGTCCGCCTGGGAGGGGATCGGGAAGATGCGGATCTGCTCCTGGGTGTTCGTGGTGCGGATGATGGTGTAGCCCATCGGCGTGCCGGGGGTCGCTTGGTTCAGGACGTACCGGTCCCACTCCCGCTGGTCCACGTAGGCCAGCGGGCGGTTGCCGGTCCCGAGGCGCACGGTGTACATGCGCCGGTAGTCGCTCGGCAGGTTGTAGTCCTGCGTGTTAGCGACGAGCGGGATGGGCGTGCCGGGCTTCAGCAGCCACTGGAAGTCGTTGAGCCCGAGTTCGTCGAGGACGCGGATGATCTCGTCCGCGGCCTCCGTTAGGAGGTCTGCGTCGGTAGCGCGGCCCAGAACCTTGGCGACCTGGGCCTGCATTTGAGAGTAGGTGTAGATTGCCATGGCTACCTCGCTACGACCAAGCGCCGAAGGCGCGGGGCCATCTTCGCGGTCTCCCCGACCCACTCAAACAGGGGGCCAGCGTTCCGGCGCACGTCGCGGTTCTCGTGGACCCACGTCGACGCGGCGGCCGAGAGCCGGCGCCGGAGCTCCTCCGTCGTGATCAGGGCCTCGAGCTTCTCCGCGAACTCCTCCGGGGTGATGTAGGTCATGCCGTTCACCCCATCGGCGATCTCGTTGAAGGGGCCGACGGCCGCCGCGAGTGTGGCCGCCGGGCGGCAGATCGCGGACGACTCGTACCACTTGATGGCCGACTTGGACTGGTTGAAGGGCGTGTTCGCTAGGGGGCAGAGGTTGATGGAGTGGTTCATGGTCGAGAGGCGCAGGGTGTAAGCCTCGGGGTGGACCCACTCGAGGAACGTCACGCGGCCGTCCAGCCAGTCGCGCATGCCCTCGAAGATCTGGCCCCACTGGACGAACTCGACGTCCGGGTGGCGCGCGAGCACTGCCCGCAGCGGCGCCTCGATGGTCGCCAGGTCTCCGAGGTGGCTGCTCCCACCGGCCCACAGGATGCGGACCTTCGACGGCGGGGCGAGGTCGATCTCGGGGTAGTCCTCGAAGTCGAGGGAGTTGGGGTAGACGTAGATGTTCTTGGCGCCGTAGTTGCGGTAGACCTCAGCAAGCTGCGGGGTCGAGACCACGACGCCCTCGGCGCCGTAGGCGACGCGCCGCAGGATGTCCATCCGGCGCTGGGCCTCCTCGAGGCTCCACATCTGGCCGTCGCGCGTGATGCTCTGGCCCTCGGCCCACAGCACCCGCTCCTTGCCGTTGTGGGTGATCATGAGCGGCTCCCCCGGAGCCAGCTTCCGCCCCTGGCCGTCCGTGGTGCCGAAGGAGATGTAGGTGGTGTTGAAGGGGTCGACGTTCTCGAGGTCGTCGTCCGAGCCCCAGATCACCGCGCCGCGCTCCTTCATCGCAAGCAGCTGTTCGACGTTGGTCTCGATCTTGTGATGATACCAATGAACGTCGGCGGCCAACATGATTGCCGTCCGCAGCTCCTCGTACTCCTTCCGCGCCTGGGGCGCGGCCGGCGCGTCGCGGTGGTCGTTGACATACTGGCAGTAGCCCAGCTGGTCACCCCAATAGAGCGGTAGCAGCAGCCGGTACTTGTCGATCCACGAATGAGTACCGCCGCCCACCGCGGTGTAGATCCGCAACGGACGGCGGTCAGGGCGAGAGAGTTCGCGCAGTTGCATTCTTAGACTTGCATGGCGGTAAACTTGCCGGTCTGGTACTCGGGGTGTGCCTTGAGCCACGCGAGGAAAAGCTGGGGGTCGGTCGCGAAGGCCGGGTCCACACGCTCCAGAGCGATGAAGACTGCTGCAGGAACGACCGCGGCTCGGAGCCAGTTGCCCGAGTCGTTGAGGCCGGTGACGCGCCGGAAGTTGCTGATCTTCGCAACTTCTTCCGCGGCGCTACGGATGTCGGAAACGGCCTCCACGAACGGCTTGATGCCCGGCAGCCCGTTGGCCGCCAGCGTGTGCGCGGAGGTCGCCTCGTGTACCCACTCAGGAAAGTGAATCATAAGAAGGGGAGGGGCGCCCGTGAGACCCGCCATCCTAAGGAGGGTTACACTGCGGGCAGGGCGCCCCTGAGGTTAGTAGCCTGGTTCGCTTTTCTTCTTCGCCCGCTTCTGCGGGCGCTTGATTTCGTACGAGATGCGGCCGGGGCCGTACGCCCTGTCGGTGTGGAACGTGGACGTCTGCTCGACGTCGCCTTCGCGAGCGCCGAGCTTCAGGTCCTGCCCCTTCCGGCGGGCGATGTCCCGCGCGACCCGCTTCTGCGGGCCGGACATCTCACTGATGAGCTTCCGGGATGCCATTATTCGCCGCTCGTCAGCTTCTTCCCTTGGCTGGTTTCGGGGCCCTCGCGCTGCACGCGGGAGTCCTTGCCGTGGGGGTTGAACTTGACGTCAGCGCTCGGCAGGCCGGCGAACTCGCTCGGCTGCTTGTTGTGAGTCGGTCCTTGCGCCATGGTGTCTCCTATTCCCACCCACCGCCCTGGTACGGATCGGCCGTGCCGGGCTTCGGGTTGGGGACGTAGCCGGAGCGTGCGAACACGCTCCGGTCGGGGTTGGAAGCGGGGTTCATGAAGGCATCCCAGTCGTCAGGCCCATAGCTGTTGTCGTAGATCTTGGTGTCGGAGCCGCTGACTTCAGCGAGCCCCGCCGCGATCTTGCCATCAGAGTTGGGCCCGATCGCCTCGGGGGCGGGGACGTGCTGCTGTTGCGGCCCCGTCTTGCCCCCGGCGGTCTTCGGATCCTTGTAGGGCGGGTCGCCCCGCCGCTTGAGCCAGTTGAACGGCATGTTAGTTGTTCGTCACGCGGCCGAGGACGTCCGTCAGCTTGCCGCACGCCTTCTGCTGGCCGACCTCGAGGGACAGCTCTCCGAGGACGATGCCACGGGCTGCATCGCCAGCCGGAGCGAGGGGCATGTGCCCGACGGGCCGGAGGAAGGCAACACGCACCATAGCACTCTCCAAGAAGAACGCCCTGCCGGCGCTGTTCGTGGTGGCCGACGCCGTGGTGCCCTGCGGCACGAACCGGTCGAGGATGATCGAGATCATCCCGAAGTCCGACAGGTACACGTCGATCGCGTTGTCGAGCCGGCGATCCGCCATCGCGATGTTGCGCCGGACGTTGTTGTTGACGGTGAAGGCGCTGATCTGGCGCTTGGCCTTCGAGCCGACGTACACCGAGTCCGGCTTGCCGCCGTCGGTGTAGATCTCCTCGAGGATACCGTTGAACACCGTCTCGGTGATGATCACCGCGGTGCCGGCGCCGGACCCGCCCAGCTGGGCCGAGTTCGCGTTGAACGCGTTGTCGGTAATGAAGTGCTCGAGGGTCCGCATCTCGCGGGCACCCGAGGTGGCCGACGCGGTCGCGTCGTTGGCGAAAAGCTTCGCCTCGGCGTTACGCGTGACCTCCTGCATGGCCTTCCAGGCCTGGTGGCCGTAAGCGTCGCGCATACCTGCGGCGTTGACGGCGCGCTCGGACATCGTGACAGCGAAGTCCTTACGCGGAATCCAGGTCCAGTTGAACTCACGCGACGGCGCAGTCAGCGTCGCGCCGGAGAAGTCCGCGCCTTCCACGGCTCCGGTGGTGCTCACCGCAGCCAGGGCATCCTGCAGCCACTCGTGGAGGACGTGCCGAGCGACAGTCTTCGGCGCCCGCGTTAGGAGCGGGGTGTCGGTCGGGTCGATCAGGAAGATGGTATCGAGCAGGTCCTCGCGGTTCGGGCCCTGATTGCCCGACGGCGAGAAGAAGACTACGAGGGGCGAAGTTGCCAAGGGACGGTATCTCCGTTAGAGGTTAGGGTGAGGCGTTGCCGTGGGCGGTTACAGGATCTCTTCGAGATTCTTGTAGCGCCGCTTCATCATGCCGGGAGGCGGGGCCTCGCCGGGCAGCCACATTTCGATCAGCGGGTCGGGCCCGCCGAAGAACTTCTCGCGCATGAAGGCGGTCGCGTCGCCCGTCTTCTCTGCCTTCTCGAGTAGCTTATCGAGCTTCTCGTCATGGGCTTCCATAGAGGTTGGGGTCACTCCTCTGCCGCCGCCGCGGCTGACGCTGCCAACGACGCCCGCGTCCTGCAGGGCCGAGGCCTGCACGTCACGCACCTGGCGCTCGCCCGCGTCCGCTGCGGCTGAAACCTGCGCCGCCCGGGAAGCCTGCCAGTTGAGGCGAGCGTACTCCGAGGCGCCCTCCGGGTCGCCCTTGACGAGCCGCTGGAAGCGCTCGAGCTTATCGGGGTGCGCGGAGAGGTAGCTGTTGATCTCGCCGGCCTCGTTGCCGAAGCGGGAGACCGCATCGGCGGTTTGGAATAGCGGGGACATCGTCTGCGAGATGCGCTCAGCAACCATGCGGTCGATGTCCGCTGCGGTCAGGCTAGGCGCGGCGCCAGTCGGTTCGCCGTAGTCGGGGTCGTTGCTCACTTGGCTTCTTCCTCAGCGGGCGGCTGGTAGGGGAGCGTATGGCCGTACTCCGCGATGAAGCGGTGTCTGGCCTCATCTTCATTGTGGGTGTTTTGGCGCAGCTTGTCAAGATCGAACTGGGCCACTTCACCCGACGGCCACGCGAGTAGGGCCTGGAGGGCCTTCACCCGGCCGCGGCGCTCGTCGAGCTCGGGCAGGCGGAGGAACCAGGCCAGGGTCGAGATGGCGCCGAAGCGCTGTCGGCCCTGGCCGCTATCCATAACCAGGGCTTGCAGTTCCGCGTTCAGCTTGGCCGTGAGGGTGGGGACAACGACGTCCCGCCACACCTCCGACGCGAGGAGCAAGCGCAGGAGCTCCGCCCTGCGCTCCGGTTCGAGCTTTTTCATCAGGTCCCCATCATGCTCAGGCCGGTGGCGGTCGCGTCGGCCTGCTCCCCGGGCATCGGGGTCAGGCCTGCCGTGCCGGCGAAGGGCGAGGCGGGCGTCCCGCCCCCACCGATCCCCGGAGCCATGGCCATTAGGAATTGCTGTTGGGCCGCGGTCGGCGCCAGCAGCTCGTTCACGTTCGCGAACTCGAAGGTGTTGAACAGGTCGCGGGCGAACGCCTGCCAGTTAATCATGGCCATCATCGCCGGGTTGGTCGAGAGGGCCTGCATCAGGGTCATGAGGTTCTGCTGGCGCGTGGACTTCGTCATGGTCTGCGTGGCGCCGCGGGCACGCACGTCGTAATCCATGTTGAGGTCCGCGAGCTCGACGGACAGGTTCTCGGGGGGCATCGGCTCCCCGGTGATCGGGTTGAAGATCGCGTCCTGGCCGATCATCGCAACCTGCCGCGGGACCGGGAGGAACTGCTTATTCAGCTGCCGGAACATGTCCGCCAGCGGCTCGAAGAAGCTCTCCTCGATCAGCCGGCTCTCGAGGAGTAGCCGCACCGAGACATTCTCTTGGCGCGCGAGGAACTCCCGCGCGGTCGTGCGCGACGACCCCATCTGGCCCATGACGGTGTCCTGGGTAATCCCAGAGCCCTGCTGGTACCAGCGCCACATGTTCTCGACCTCCTGCGGCACGTTCTGCAGGCCCGAGAGGTCCGGCGACAGCGTCTTGATCGCGGCGTTGATGTCGCCGTCGGCGCCGATCGCGAGCCCGGGGCGCATGAACAGCTTCCGCAGGTCGATGTTAGCGTCGCGGCTGTAGACCATCACCGGGTCGATGAACAGGTCGAGGGCGTCGAGGCGCTTGTTCGTCAGGCGGTTGACGGCGTACTGCAGCTTCTCGCCGATCTCTACCTTGCCGATGCCGTGGAAGTAGTGCGGGTCGCGGACGGGCCGGGCGTCCAGGAAGGGCTTCCGGCCGTGCCAGAACGGGTTCACGGAGTCGCGCAGGACGACGCGCCGATTCGCGACGGTGACCACGCGCTGGGTGCCCTTGCCATCGGAGGTGAACTCCGCGGGCACCCGGCCCCACATCTCGAGCAGCTCGACGGGCCGGGCGTACTTCTCCGCCCGGCGGTTCTCGTCCTCGGCAAGCGGGTTGCGCGTCAGGAACTGGCGGTTGATGTAGGTGTCGCGGACGCCGCGGGCCATGTCGTTCGACGAGATCAGCCGGTCGACGGCCTCCCGCGAGAACACGCCGGGGCCATCCGGCTTCGGCACGGCCATCTCCTTGATCTCGTCGAGGTCGAGGTAGTACCGGCGGATGACCCAGCCCATGTCCGCGATCTCGCGGTGCCCGGGCTGCGGGAAGAAGTCCAGGACGTCGACGGGCTCGAACTGCGGGCCGTCGTACATCAGCTGCCGCTCGGTGATCAGCTTCTCGCGCTTGGTCCCGCTGCCGGTGTCCTCGTACCCGCGCATCATGATGCGCTCGTACTTCGAGAGCCAGCCGACCTGGGCCACGGCAGTGCCGTAGAGGTCGGAGGTCAGCAGGATGTCCGCGGACTTCGCGAGGATCCCCGCGTCGCGCATCTGCGCGCTGATGAGCGCTTCGTTCTTGCGCGCGGACGCGACGTCCTCAGGGCCGCCGCCGACCATCGCCATGTACGGCAGGGTGCCGAGGCTGACATGCACCTTCCGCGCGACGTCCGAGAGGACCGTCGAGAGGGTCAGGGGGATGAAGACGTCGTTCCGGTAGGACTGGAAGTTGCGGCTATTCCAGCCCCGGAACGTATCGTACCACCGCGCGAAGCGGATGAACCGGGAGTTGTAGGTGTTGAACGAGTACTCGTAACGCGAGGTCACGAGCTCAGCCATACTAGGCATCAGGCGGCTCCACGATCTTGCACACGTCCCCGCAGGAGGGGCAGGGCACAGGGATGTCTGGGTCCGAGGTCGGGCCCGACCAGATGCAGCCGCATCCGACGCAGACCCACACGCACAGGGACCACATGTCTGTCAGGTTGTCAGCTCCCGGGGGAAGCAGACTCAGGGTTATCACGGCGTCCGGGAACGCTTTCTGGAACCACTTGCTCAGCATCGGCCACCTTTGTGCAGACGGCGCGAACGTAGACCCGGCCGTCCTTGTCGGGGGCCGGGGTCGAGCCGGCCAGAATGCGGAAGGCGCAGCGCTTCAGAGTTGCAATGGCTCCGGGGAGGAAGTAGCCCCAGGTCTTCTCGGTCCACCAGGACCGGACCCGCGGGTCGTCGTAGGCCCCTTCGCTCTTCTCGGAGTCGAGCACGGTAACGTCGATCTCGCCGCCCATGCGCAGGACGCGCCAGGCCTCCCGCATGAAGTGCATGCGGCAGGCGACGGTCTCCGCCAGGTCCACGACGAGGATCTTATCTATGCTCCCCGAGTCCCACGGCCAGGCGTCGTCGAGGCTGACGCCCTCCATGTCGGGCGACCCAGGCTTAAGGATGAGCTTACGCATTGCTGAGCAGTCTCCGGCGGAGGTTGGGCTGCACGGGCGTTCCATCGAGCATCGGTACGATGCCCGGGTCCAGCATGTGCCAGAAGAGGCGGCGCATTAGCTGGACGTCGTTCAGGCAGTATGTGAACAGCGCGCCCCACTTCCCGGCCTGGAAGAGCTTCGGCGCGTCGGCGCCGTGGCCGCTTTTGCCGACCCCGAAGGTCCGCTTGCAGATGGCGTCCAGGTTCCAGCCGGCCTTGTCGGGAGAGCTGTTCGTCAGGATCTGCCACAGGTCGGCGTGCCGCCGGGGCAGCACGGCGTGGCCGGCCGCGCCCTGAATCAGGGGCAGGTCGAACGTCGCGCCGTTGAAGGTCACGATGAGATCGGCGTCCTCGATGGCCTTCACCAGCTCCTCGACTTCCCGCGGGCCGTAGAGTCGGATGTCTCCTCCTCCTCTTCGGTCGCGTAGCCGTACTGGTCGTCGAACGGCTCCGAGGGGGGCTGGGGGGGCACGAAAGGGGGACCGCCCCCCGGAGTCAGCCACGGAAACGGCGCAGCCGAACCGGGAGAGGACTCCTTGAAATCCAACGGGCGACGGGTCCGTCGCCGTTTCCGTGTCGAGGAAGAGGATCTGCCAGTCGGTAGGGAGGCTAGCTCCACGAGTCTTCCCCTCGATACGAGTCATAGAGGCCTCGGAGGTCATTGTCATCCATTGCTCCCGGTTTGAGGACGTCGTCGCCAGGCTGCCGCGGAAGCGGCGGGGCCTCGCCATCGCGCCCTCTGTACGGGCGGTACACTTGGGGGTGGAACACGTCGGCCGCGGCATCGGCCCAGTCGTCGTGGGCAGAGATGCCGATGCGTGCCATCTGCCACATGAGCGGGCGCAGGCCCGGGGCGTCGCGCAGGAGGAAGACGTGGCCGTCGATCCAGTAGCCTGAGGCCTCGATGATGCGCGTGACCTTCTTCTTGTTGGGCGGCCGGCGGATCTCGAGGAAGGGCGGCAGGTGCATGTCGTGGTCGGCGAAGCACGTCTTCAGGTGGGCGTGCCAGACGCCCGCCTTGCCGCCGACGCCGACTTCATCGGTCATCCAGCGCACGCGCCGCGGCCACCGGCGGTACCTCTGCACGAGTTCGACCAGCTTCTCCACGAGGTCCTCGATGCGCCACTTGTTCGAGCCGTAGCCCTCGAGGAAGTATACGTTCCCCGTATCCGCATGGTGCCCCCAGACCTGGACGACGGTCTCGTCCCCGCGCCCTGCGCGCTCCGGGTCCTTGAACGCGGTATCCATGTGGATCGTGTAGGTCAGGTTCTTCGGCAGGTCCTGCTTGCCGACGAGGATGGCCTGGATCTGCTCCATCGTCAGGGGCACCAAGTCCGAAGAGCCCGGGCGCAACAGGCACTGGGCGGCGTAGTTGGTGGGGGACTTCCGGTTGAAGTCGTCGAGCTCAGCCTGCGGCCAGAACAGGGGCATCAGCGAGACGCCGTCCTCCCGCGCGGCCGGCATGAAGTACAGGTCCCACTTGCCCTTCGGGCTGATGTGGAAGGCGTACTCGGGCGGCAGGTCGTAGCCGAAGTGCCGGCGGATGCCATCCTGGGTGATGGCGTTCGACACGACATCGCCGTCGCAGTAGGGGGTGGCGCAGACGAACATGAGGCTGTCGTTCAGCAGGGCGGGGAACAAGCCGATCACGTGGTTGTTCGCGACCTCGATCCAGTTCCCCTCCTCCCGGAGCTTGTCGATCGTGATTGGGTCGTCTAGCCAGAGGAAGTCGGGGTGCTTGCCGGTGATGCCGACCTCGACGCCCGTGGTGTCGATTGAGGCCTCGGAGCGGTTGATCCGCCGTGCCGCGTGGGTGAACCGGGCCTTGGTCCACGGCTCGGTGCCCTTCCAGTTGCCGAAGAGCCAGGTGTAGAGGGCGTACGGGTCCTTGTCCTCGTAGATGACCTTGATGGTACCGGCGAACTCAATGGCGTCCGCGACTGTCGCGCAGTCGATGACGCTGACCAAGTCGGGGTGGCGCAGGCTGAGCCAGAGCATGAGGGCCTTGCCCACGACGCTCTTGCCGCTGCCTCGCGCGGCATCGAGGAGGACGTAGAAGCGGCGCATCGGGGTCTCGCCCCGGCGCATGGCTTCCCACTCGTAGATGGTCTCCTCGATCCAGGCGCACAGGGGCTTGTGGAGGTCCTCCGAGAACTTCGTGCCGTTCGGGGGCGGGGAGTTTGAGACCCCGTACGCGTAGCGCAGGAACGGCCAGAAGTGGTGGGCGCAGGCGTCCGCCAGCAGCTCGCGCTCGAGGGCGCAGTTCCAGCTCATTGGGTGTGGGGCGGGATGTCGCGCGAGACCGCCGTCTCGATCAGGCCGCGCCACTTCGCGGTCCTCTTGTCGCCGAAGAACTTGTCGTCCAGGAGCTGGGTCAGGGACGCGACCATGGCCTCCTCGATCGCGGGGCTGAAGCGCTCGAGGTAGCGCGACAGCACAACGTGGATCAGCTCATGCAGGACTCCGGGGAGGTAGCCGAAGCGCCCGAGGTCGACGACGACGTGGACCCACTGGACCCTGTCGCGGACGATGGTGTATGTAGAGATGGCGTTGGCCTGCTGGGCCGGCGGGATCGGCCGGAACGTCACGACGACGGAGGGCGAGGCCAGGATCTCCTCGCAGCGCCGGAGGAGGATGACCGGCGTGATCCGGGGGTCGTACCGCTCGGGCCGCCATTGGATGCGCCGGCCGTGGCTGCCGCCGTTAGCCACGGGCTGGCTCCGGGGAGGCTGCCAGGTGGGGCTTCGCGCGCGCGATCGCGGCCGTGACGACGGAGTCGGAGCAGCAGTCGATGAGGCGTGCCAGGCGGACGATCTTGTCGGCGTCCGAGAGCGGGGCCGGCGGGCCGAGGTGCTCCGAGGGGCGGTAGCGCTCCTGGAGCTCGGTCAGCAGCTTGATGGCCGGGACGCGCAGCGACGGGTGGCCTGAGGCGACGAGGTCGGTTAGCGAGGTCAGCAGGGCCTGGATCGTCATGCCCGAGGAGCCGTCAGCCCGGAGCTGGACGCCAGCCGTGGGCGCGGCGAAGGCGGCGGCTGCCGCTGCGACGGGATCGGGGGTCGAGGCGACGATGTCGGCGACCTGGGCAGCCGTGGGCGGGATCCGGCCGGTCAGGATCGGGGCCAGCTCGGGGTTCTCCCGGGCAAACATGGTCTTGTACTTGGCGATCGTCGCCCGGGAGATGTTCAGGCGATCCGCTATGTCCTGATCTGTCATCGAGGTACGGTGCCGCGAGGTCAGGAGGTCGAAGAGTTTGATGCGCTCGTCCTTGGTCAGCCGCTTACCGTTGCCCGCCATTCCGCTCCTTCCGTGTGGGGGATATGCCCCTGATAGACATTGTATCTGGCCTGGGTCATTTCCGTCAATAGGTAGCTTACACACACGTCCCCTCGGGGGGTGCCCCCCAGCCCCTAGCCCTCCGCTTGGCACGCCCCTTGCCTAAGCAACGCTCATGCCGCAGCCTCTGGCATGCGCCTTGCTCCACGCCCCCACCCCGCAGCCCTTGGTGCATTTTGCCCGACGTGCAATTGCAAAGCGCCCAGCGCGCGCACCCTGGTGCGTTGCGGCGCAACGAGTTACGGGCGGCACGAAGCTTGCAGTGCAGAGTGGCGAGGGCGGCGCGATGGTGCGCCGCTCAACGCGGAGAAGCGGCGATGAACCTGTCAGAATACGCGACACTGTGGTCAAAGGCCTTGGCGTACTTGCGCTGCGGCAAGATCGAGGCAGCCTCGCGTTGGGCGCAACTGCTCGTCGACGCGCTCCGGCGCCGATAGTCTCACTATCAAGTAAGGGAGAAGGCAATGATTCACCAGAAACTTTCAAGCGCTGTACGATACGCGCAATCCCTCGCGAACCGTCACGGCATGGCTTACACCGTGGTCTGCGCCAGCACGAGCGGCGGGCTTTACCGTGTCCGCGTCGGCGACGTGCTCCGCTCTGCGCAGTATGGCGTGCTCGTTCACCCACAGAAAGGCTAGCCCCATGTACCGCTTCACTTGTTCCTGCAACTCTGAACCTGGAGAGACTCCTACCGTTGGGGCCATGAGTCCGGGTGCCCGGACTCCCTGGCCGCGCCCCGCGATTGGAGATAGCCCCATGAATCATTCCCGCCTTTGGCTGGCCGCGATCCTTGCGGCCGTTGCAGCTTGCGCTCCCCGCACGTGCATTACGCCCGAACCTACGATCGACCTTAGTGCCGCGCAAGGCCTTACGGCCGGCACGCCGTATGCACTCGTCGACACTGTCAACGGCGCTCCGATGATCGACGGCATTCCAGAATGTGAGGCAAGATGATCCCCCACGTGCGACTTTGGACGATCAAGCTATCCGATGGGCGGCGCTATAACGTGCTCGCCCCTACTAAGCGGCTCGCGATCCTGAACCTTCGCGATCCAGCGAACCCCGGAACGTGGGGCACCATTGATTCAGTCTGGGCCGTGCGCGCC